AGATTATCTTGATGAGTTTGAAGAAGACTTTGAAGATTATGAAGTAGTAATAGTCATTGAAGAAGATATAGATTTATTAGAAGTATTAGTCTCGACAGGTGTATTTCCGCCTACAGAAGAACAGAAGCAAGAAGATTTAGAAAATTGTAAAGATTGTCAAGTTGTAGTTATTATTGAAGACTTCCCTGATGAATTACCTGAAGAAGAATTATCTGAGCTTGAAGAGATACTTGAAGAAGAAAAATTATCTGAGGAAGAGCTAGAGGAATTAACTGAAGAAGAAGTTGAGGACTATAAGGAAGAGCGTAAGGAAGCTGTTGAAGCTTATGTCGAAGAGGTAGAGGAAGAAATCCTTGAGGAAATCTTACCTGAGACAGTTACTGTTGAGGAATTTGAGGAAATCAAAGAAAAAGATATTGAAGAACTTACTGAGGAAGAAGTAGAACTTGTTGTTGAAGTTGCTACTGAAGTCATTGAAGAAGTTGTAGACACAGAAGAACTAGCTGAAGTTATAGAAGCAGAAGATATAGTAATTCTTGAAGAAGAGGAACTTGAAGAATTATCTGAAGAGGAACTTGAAGCTTATGAAGAAGAAATTGATGAAGTCATTGAAGAGTTCGTTGAAGAATTAGCAACTGAAGAATTAGTTGTAGTTGTAGAACAGATAGCTGAAGTTGGTGTAGAAAACCTTGCTGTAGCTGATGAACAGACAGTTAAAGTTATTCAGGCAGTTGTTGCTGAAGTTGTAGATGTAGAAACAGTAGAAGAGTTATCTGAAGAAGAAGTTTCAGTTGTAGCTGAAGTTTTAGGTTTTGAAGAAGAAGAGGATGTTGCAATTATTGCTGAGGCTGCTTCTAATGATGAAAATATACAAGAAGCCGTTGATGAGTTCGTTGGAAGAGCTGTAGAGAATGCAGATGTAGAGAACTATACACTTGCTGATGTTGTTACAGAGGTACAGCTAGAAGAATTTTTAGAAAATCCTGTAGCTTCTTTAATTTCTGTAGATGTAAGCGATATAAGAATTGACAGTGTGGGCTATGATATGACTAGTGACCAAAAAGAGAAAGCACAAGAAGTTGTGGTCCCGGTAATACTTGTTTCTCAAGTTATTGCTCAAGCTGGTGCTTTATTGACTAGGAGATTTTAATGAGAATGATAAGAAAAATATTAGAAATGTTATTTAAAGTGTTAGGTTTGCCTTATGTAATAGCCAAACAAATTATAAAATGGATACCAATTGTATTAGGCTATATAGTTAATGGTATATCTTACTTGTTTAATGGAATAGTAAATATAATCCAATCAATAGGAATGTTTTTTGCAAACATAATTAAATATATATATAACTTTTTTGCAAACATAATTAAATTTATCTACAAATGGCTATCAACGATAGTCAAATGGTTATGGAACTACTTACCTAAATTATTAATGTTTGTAGGAAAGTGGTTTATAGATGCAGTAAAAGAAAGTATTGCTCAGATATTTACACTTTTAGGTTTCTTCATAGCTTGGCTTACCTTGACTGGTAGTGCTAAAGATATTGTAGGTATAGCAATATTAATTTCAGTAGCATTATGGCTATTGACTATGAGTCTAAGAGAAAATGGCTAAGAAAAAAATTTCAGCTTGGCGTAAATTAAAAATGATTATAGGAAGGATGATAGCCGTATTTATTGCTAATGGATTAGCAATAATAGGCGCTGGTTCCATAATAGGAATAGATATTCTTACATCAGTTTTATTAGCTGGATCTCTTGGTTGCGCTAAAGTATTAGAAGCTTTAGCTAGAGGATACATAGACGATGGTCATCTATCTTTAGAAGAAATAAATGATGCTTTTTCAAGTATAGACAGAAAGAAAGGTTAAAAATGAAACGAACTGGTGAATGCACCTGCTCTAATTGCAATTGCAATGATTAAATACTGTAGTATTTGTGGCGGAGATGCTGAACTATGTGGATGTGAAGAGGAATTATGACAAAAGAACACAATAGTAACAATAGTAACAATGGAATAACACAGAAAGAGATGTTACTTCTCTTGCTCGAAGGTCAAGACAAATTAGACACTCGTATAGATTTATTACACGAAAAAGTGAACGCAAAAATATCTAGACAAGAACTTAGTGGTTGGTTAGTAGCTATATCAGCATTAGTGGTGCTTATTAACAATTTAATGTAACTCGGGAGACAATTGATGGAAATTTTATTTATAGTTGGTTATGTCATCTTCTATTCATCTCTATTCATTCTTATTTCAGTAAAATTCTTTTCATTCTTTAAAACAGAATTCTGGAATTTACTAAAAGAAGTATGGAGACAAGAGCCAAAGTAAGTTATAATAATACAAAAGGAAATTATGAATCCCAATGCAGCAGAAAGAAAAGTTTTATATCTATTAAAACACGCTATTAATATTTGTATTCCATATGTGCCTAAAGAAAGATACTCATATCTAATTATTTACTTACAAAATGCATTAATGGATAGAAGCGATGCCTAGATATGAACATAAATGTTTACATTGTGATTTCTTATTTGAAATTACGTATGGAATCAATGAGGAACCCGATATTAAATGTCCAAAATGTGATTCTTTCACTAAGAGACAAATATCTAAAAATGTATTATTTTCTACACCGGTAGAGCTTGAATGGGAAAAAGATCCTTCAGATTTAACAGAAAAGTCTTTCGGACAGTACGAAAAAGCTAAGAAAACAAAGTATACTTGGTAATTATGAAAAAATACGATTATATTTTTGACGGAGAAACTATTACTGTTAAGGGTAAAGGTCTTAAAGAAGCTGTTAGAGAATACAAACAGCAAAATCCTAAGAAACTAAGAGCTACTGTTGAATGGATTTCAAAAGATGGTACTGAACAGAAAAAGAGAATTAAATTAAGAGAAGTCAACATAGGAATAGACAGACACGGCAACATCATTAGATAGATACCTAATGGATACCTAATGGCGGTAACGCGTTGATAACGCGTATAGAGGAGAGGAGAGGAGAAAAGAATAGATAAGATGAGAATAGAATATAATATTACATTGCAAAGCAATAAAGGTGTATATGAAATAGACACTTATGATATACTTCCTATTAGTCGGTCTTCCACTCCGACATCCTCCCATCAATGGCTGTCCTCAGGGATAGCCATATGACAGAATCTGCTAATAAACTATACGTTCCTAAATTACCTCCATTACATAAATCTCAACTAGAAGTGCAAAACTCTTCTGCACGTTGGAAAATATTATGTGCTGGTCGTAGGTTTGGAAAAACTAGACTTGGTGTACAAATGTGTATGGAAGTTGCACTAAGAGGTGGTAGAGCTTGGTGGGTTGCTCCTACTTTTGCTATCGCTAGAGTTGGTTGGAGAGATATACAAGCTAGTGCTCAATCTTTTCCTAAAGAAATCGAACCAGTTATATCTATTGCCAATATGGAATTTACATTAGCAAATGGTGGACAAATAGCTGTTAGATCAGCTGACAATCCACAAAGGTTAAGAGGTGAAGGTCTAGATTTTATTGTTATTGATGAGGCTGCATTTGTTAAACCTGAAGTATGGTCAGAAGTATTAAGACCAACACTTACTGAAAGAAAAGGTTCTGCTTTATTTATTAGCACTCCTATGGGTATGAATAATTGGTTCTTTAATTTATGGGAAACAGCAGAAACAGCACCTAATTGGGAAAGATTTAGATTTTCAACATACGACAATCCAAGAATAGACCCCGATGAAGTAGATCAAGCAAAAACTGAAGTAGGTTCTATTGTATTTGCACAAGAATATATGGCTGAATTTGTTGAAGCAGGTCAAGGTATGATAAAACCTGAATGGATGAGATACTGGACACCAACTGAAGATGGTGATTTTATTTTAGAGGGAGAAACTTTTAAAAGAAATGAATGCACTATATTTCTTGCTACAGATATTGCTACTTCTGTAGAGGAAGATGCTGATTACACTGCAATTATTGCATTTGCAATAACACCAGATCATAGAATGATAGTTATTGATTGTAAAAGGGATAAGTTTGAAGGACCTGATATTCTTAATGCTATTCAAAGAATGGTAGATAAACATCAAGCTGGTTGGGTTACTATGGAAAGGCAAGGATTTCAACTTTCTTTGATTCAAATGGCTCAAAGACAAGGAATGAGAGTAAAAGAAGTTAAACCTGATAAGGATAAAGTCGCACGAGCATTGACACTTAGTGCTAGGATGGAAGCAGGAGATTTGTATTTCTTAACAAATGCTCCTTGGCTACCAGATATGGAAAGAGAGCTTTTCACTTTTCCTGTCGGAGCTAACGATGATATGGTAGATGCACTCGGTTATGGTGTCTTGAACTTAAACGAGCGCAGACAATGGACAGCTTATTAGTTTAGGAGATAAATGGCTACAGAAATAAATGCTTTTCAGAGGTTTACTAAAAGGTTTACAGCTTCTGGAAGACAAGAATTAAAGAGACTTGATTATAACCAAAGTGTAAGGGGAGCACTAGACAGGTCTGTTTTCGGTTATAATACACAATCCGGTTACTTCCCTGAAGATAAATTAGAAGAAATAGGTAATGGTTCTGGCAACTCAGCTGTTGCTGCTTGTTTGTCAGTACTAGCAACTGCTTTCGCTGAACCAACATTAAATGTAATGAGAACAGACGATACAGGTCAATCGTTATTGCAATTAAATCATCCTGTTGCTAAATTATTTCACAGACCTAATCCTTTTATGTCTGGATCAATACTTTCACACTATATAGTTTCTTCTATAAGTGTTGAAGGAGATGCTTATTTATATAAGAATAGAAATAAAAGAGGTCAAGTAGTACAACTTGTTCCTTTGATGCCTCATTACATTACAGCAAAAGGTGATGAAGCAAATTTAATTACACATTATGAGTACCGTCCGGGT